CGCATCTCGAAGTTCTACGTAATTGGCACTAGTCAGCGGCAGGTTTATAAAATTTCCACTGTTGACCCGGTACGACAGCCGGTAGGCAATCGCAGCCGGCACCTCTTGCCAAGAGACTTGCACCAGTACCTTGGCCTGGTCCTTGACCCGGTAAAGACTTTCTTTCATCGTCAATCCGGTCGGCGCTGCAGGCTGATCTGAGAGCACCGTGATTGACCGGGGTTGGAGCGCCAGACCTTGTTCAATCGCTGCGTACTTGCCCGGGTTGTGGGCCAGAGCGGTGACTTCATGAATGCCCGGATCTTGCTCGGCGACCGCAACCACCCGAAAGAGTTGTGGTTCAACCTCAACAGAGGCTAGCACCCAGATCGCATTCGGCTCTGGTGCGACGCTAAACGGACTGGTCACAGTGACCGTGCGGCCCGAAGCAGGTCCTACGCTTCGCTCCTCAATCTGGCCATTGGGCAGCAGGACAGACAGCCGCCAGGCACGAGGGCCTGGCACATCCTGGTCGAGCACAATGGTGGTTGTCGTGGCTGAAGCTATTCGACCACCCAAGCGTAGTCCACCGCGTACCGGGTCAGCTACCTTGATGACGTCGCCCGGTCGGACAACCGCACCCTCAAGCCCCGTTCTAAAGCTGATGATTTCGGATTCAGACTGCTCGGAATACAAGAGCCACTTGCCGACTCGATGGGCCTGACCACGTGAGGTGCAGCCCAGCGCCACAATATCGCTCTGCACAATCCCGTAGCGGGCAATGCCTGCGGCATCTTCGACGTATTCGACCTTCTGGCGATAAAAGTCCTCGGGATCATTCCAGCTAACGAGTACCACCGTATGGCGCGCTTTAGCTGAAGACCCTTGATAGGCAAACTCGCCATCGATGACATTGGCTGGCGCAAACTGGTAGACAGGATCGGTCGGAGCATCTTGAGTAACCGTAATGGCGCCACCGGACCAGTACACCATCCCCCGAAATATCGAGGCCATGTCTTGCACGACCTTGTACGCTTGTTCTCGGGTCTGCAGGTAAAGATTGCAGGTAAAGCGCGGCTCAAAGCCACCCAATCCGTTAGGGACCTGCTCGTCGCAATATTTGGCGACCCGATACAGCGCCCACTTATCAATCTGTGCTTCGGGAATATAGCTACCCAACCCATAGCGGGTGCTGGTCAACAGATCATAAAAACACCATGCCGGGTTATCAGTCCAGGCGATCTTAAAACTGCCGTTCCACACGCCGCTATACGAGCGAGTCGTCGGGTCATAGTTGACCGGAACGCGCACCCGCAGGAGCTTCATGTCGTAGCTGCGGCGGGGAATCGAGGAGAACTGTGCCGCATCGACCCGAAGGGCAACCAGCGCACTGTTCGGATACCTGAGCTTACTTTCGATGACCTCGGTGTACGACTCCAGAAAAGTCTTGTTCTGGATTGCGGTCGAAGTTGAGTCGGCCGTAATCCGCCGCACCCGAATCTCCCATGGCGCACTTCCCGTTAATGGCACGTAGTAGCTGCGCTGGTACTTGGTCGTAGTCTTGCCGGAGATCGTGTCTTTGATGACTTCAACAAATCCACCGCCATTGCTCTGACGGTCGATTGCAAAACTCACCTCACTGCCATTCAAGTCGCCATTGGTGGTGTTCTGATTGGTCAGCTGCGGAACGCTCACCTTTACGCGTACTGCATCCACATCGGCGTCTATGATTGAGCGCACCACTGATTGATTGGCCTTGACCTCCACACCCACCGAGATCTCGTTCTCGACTGAGGAAAAGCCTGGCACATAGCTTTGCTGCTGGGTGCCGTTACGACTCTCCAGGGTGATCCCCGTGAAATTAGTCGTGCCATCTGGATTTTGAATCGGCGTGTCGTCTAGATACACTGACTTCAAACCGGCGACCAAGCCTTCGATCTCACCCTCGGAAATAAGATCCACCACACGGGCATAGGCTTTGGAGCGCAGACTATCCGGAGCCTCTTGAGCAACTCGAGCGGCACCACCGCCGCTCTTGCCGCCACCACCGGCGCCAATGATAAGTGCGGTCATGCCGCCACCTCATCGACATCAATGCCGGCACTAATCACTGCTGATCCTACAATCAGCCGGCCATAGCCCACCGGAACCGGGTGACCTTGTGCGGTTGTGTTGACCGCACCATTAAAGCTGTAGCTAGGCTTGTTCTCTGGGGGCTCATAGGGCTCGGCAGCCTTTGGTGTTGGCGCAATCATTTGCGATACGCCACCCAGAATCATTGCGGTGCCTACTGAATAAAGTGTCGATTGGGACAAGAACGCCCCCGAGGCAGCCCACCCCATCGGGTTCCACCAGGCGACTGCCAGGAGTGCGACACCCAGAAGAATTTGGCCGAGTCCATCGCCACCAGCTCCTGAGATGACCGGGACGATCGTGACGTTTTGCAGACCAACCGGATCATGGAGCTGCTCGATATTCAAAGCATCGCGGCCTGCCAGAACCCGGTATCCCACGCCACGCTCGCCAGAAGCGACCAGTTCGCGCTCAAGGGATGGAAAATTGGCCACCAATGCGCGAATGGCCTCAGCCGCAGATGTAATTGCCAAGCGATGCCTGCGGCCATAGGTTTTCCCAAGCTCACCAAGAAGAATGACTGTGACCATATCGAAGGATGTGAGTCGTGTTTTTTTGCCAGTAGCCGCCATAGACGTCTCGACTCGAGAGACGTTCCTGCAAGTGATGCAGGATCATGTCGTCTCCAAGATAGACGGCAGCGTGATTCGGAACGGGTGAGGCGACTTGCATCAAGAAACAGTCGCCAGCTTGCAGAGCGGCCGGATCAATGACGTAAAAGCCCGCAGCAGCAAAGTTCTCCAGATACAGGTTCTCACCCCGCTTCCACCATTCATCAAATCGCACAAAGTCCGGCAGAGTGACGCCTCGCTCGCGGTCAAACCAATCGCGTACTAGCGCGTAGCAGTCCAAAACACCGTGGGACCACTCCCGGCCGACCAACGGGGCAACGTAGCCCGACGGCTCAATCCGTGCCCATGTTTGACTAGGGATGCCAACGATGTACCAAGGCAGACCACTCGCCTCACACGCCACGCGATCGGCTTGACTGGGTTCAGGTGGCAATCCCGGATGGCTATGAACGACGGCGACGATTTCACCTTCAGCGTCCGCTGCTGCGTAATCCTCGGGATGAATGACGAATTGGTCGGTGCCCACAGCGATATTGCGGCAGCGGACGTAGGCTTCCCGACCTTTGCGGATGATTAACAGTCCGCAAGCTTCGCGAGGGTAGGCAAAATACGCACATTCCAACGCGATGGATCTGCTTTCGGGGGTCATTGGTATGCGGCTCGGAGCTTGATTTGAGGCTTCATTGTGACTACAATAGGGCTACTGTTACAAGGAGCCCGCTATGCCCAATGCCGACACCTACGTCCGCGCCCGTATCGATGCGGCCACCAAAGAGCGTGCGTCCGAAGCCCTCGAATCCATGGGGTTGACCATTTCTGATGCCATTCGCCTTTTGATGTTGCGAATCGCGGATGAACATCGCCTGCCTTTCGAAATCAAAGCACCCAGTTCAAGCAGTCGTCTGGCACTCAAAGAGATTAAAGACGGCAAGGTGAAGCAATTTGCGAGCGTGGATGATTTGATGTCAGATTTACATGCGGAAGATTGAGAGACCCGGCTCTTTCAAACGCGACTACAAACGTGAAGCGAAAGGCCAGCACAAAGCAATACTGGATCGCGCGTTAGTCCCAGTTATTCAATTGCTGGTGGACGACCAAGTGCTTGCTCCCCGTTACCGCGATCATGATTTGACTGGCGATTGGGCTGGCTTTCGCGAGTGCCACATCAGGCCAGATCTCCTTCTCATTTATCGTAAGCTTGGTGATGACATTTTGATTCTTGCACGCCTTGGCTCGCACAGCGAACTGTTCGGGTGATTTATCGGAACAGTCCTGCTGCTGGAAATCCCCCAAAGGGTAATTCGGCGTTCTGACCAAACCTAGCCTGGCAGGACGAGAGCCGCTTACCGCAAATGTCTTGAGTGCTACTGGGAACAGACTGGTCATTGGCATCAAAATAGCTGGTTCCTGTGTATCCGCATTCGCTGCTGCGATAACGCCAGGGACAAACGTTCTGAACGATCTGCCGGCGCGGAAGATTCACGCCCTCTAAATCAAAGGAAGCAGCGAGCTCGAATTCGATCACATCGCGCGTCTCGCGAGACTTGCGGTCAATGTAATAAATGTCGTCTGCAAATTCAGCCGTCGGGTCTGCGGTGGGATTAACTCCCTCCGGGAAATTGACTGCATCCAGATATTTGGCCAGTGTTCGCTTACGGGTGATTTTTGCGCCCACCAGATCCTGATAGATCAACACCATCGCAGTAATGGCACCCGTGACATTGGCAACCTTCAGTTTGGGTCGTGGAATCTGGCCATTCCCATTGAACTCAAACCCTTCGACTTGAATCGGGAATGCCTCGTATGTTTTGCCTTGCCACGTCAATCGCTGCTGCAACGAGTTCGTCCCCGCATGGAAGTACACCGAGCCTTGCGAAAACAGCGATAGATCCAGCACAAAAAGCTCAATCACTGCACTGGGGGCCAGCTTCTGAATTTCGGCGCGAATGGCGTTAGACATCACAAATCAAAAACTTGCTTAAACGTGGCGCGTACAGTTTCGATGTTTGGCTCATCCACAGACCGGCTCCATTCCTCACAGATGAATTTACCCGCTGCGCCAGTGGGCGTTGTCCAAGTAAATGATTCGACCGCACCACGCGCGCGTAAGAATGCATCGATCGCTGCAGCCTCAGTCGTTGTCTTTCCTCGAAACTCCAGCGACCACATCTCCGGTTGCGTATTGATTCCGAAAGCCACTCGCTGCTCATAGCCGTCGCCAAAAGCTACCCGTCGAACGTTCGGGCGGATCGAGAGGCTCGCCCCGGTCGAGGCAATCCAGGTAAAGGTCGCCATTTAGAGAGTTCGCCTTGAGTCCAGCAAGCCGCCTGCACGCTTTTGCGCGAGCAGTTCTTGCCTGACTGCGCTAGCAATGGCTCGCCCCAGATCCCGGCCCCCAGATTCATCCCCCCGAGCGGAGGTCCCAGCTTCGGTGACGTTTACTGAGATATTGAAAACATCCCCAGCAGACGACCCCGTACCTGCGCCCGTAAGCGATACCGGAATGGATCGCCCATCCGGCAGCGGCACATAAGCTTCAGGCCGGGATCCTTCCCCAAAGAGCGCTAACTGTGGTGAGGTGGCAATACCGCCGGAGGCATACGCGCGCAGCGGCACGGGGCCACTAGCTGTCATGACGCCACCTCCAGCGAACGGAAACATCGAGCCGATTGCCTTGGCAAGCGGTCCGGTGATGGCGCTTTGAATCTGTATGCGAATCAAATCCTGGATGATGGATTGGGCAAGGTTTCTGAAGCTGAGTTTGCCCGTCATCACAAATTGTGTGAGCGCGTCAGTCATTCCGGTAAACGCACTGCGGGTT